GAGGAGCGCACCTTCTACATCGTCACAGGCACCCAAGACGGTGAAGCGATTATCATTGGGCAGTACGACAGTCAAGAGGCCGCGGAAGCGGTCAAGGCTGAACTCGAAGCCCTCGACGACGAGTGAGACAGGCGGCGACATATTACCACGTCAAAGAGTCGCCAGCCAAAATACAAGTCCACCAAGGGGGCACACGTAGCGGCAAGACGTTCTCCATCCTGACGGCGCTCATTGAGCTCTGTCACTACAACGAGAACGCGGGCGTCGTTATCACAATCGCACGCAAGACGTTCCCGGCCATCCGTGCGTCGGTCATGCGTGACTTTTTCACCATCCTCGAACGGGAGGGCATCTACAACGTCGCCAACCACAACAAGAGCGAGGCCACGTACATACTCTACGGGAACCTCGTGGAGTTTATTAGCATCGACCAACCGCAAAAGGTGCGCGGCCGCAAAAGGGACATCCTGTTCGTGAACGAGGCCAACGAGCTCAACCTTGAGGACTGGAGGCAACTTGTACTCCGAACTACGGGCCGCATCTTGATTGACTACAACCCGTCAGACGAGTTCCATTGGATATACGACGAGGTCATCCCACGCGACGACGCCGACTTCTACCAAACCACGTACCTCGACAACCCCCACCTCCCAGATGCGGTCGTGCAAGAGATTGAACGCCTACAAGACGCGGACCCCGACTATTGGAAGGTGTACGGATTGGGCGAGCGTGGCGTCAGCCGTGCGACCATCCTGACCCACTGGAAGGAGTTCGACCAAATCCCGCCCGAATACAAGCTCCTCAATATCGGGTTAGACTTCGGGTACACCAACGACCCCACGGCCATCGTCAAGGTCTACACGGACGGCCACGGGTTTATCTTGGACGAGGTATGCTACGCCACGGGACTCACGAACGCGGCCATCTCGCAAACCTTACGCGACGCCGAGGTAGGTCGGGGGACCATGATTGTGGCGGACAGCGCAGAGCCCAAGAGCATCGACGAAATACACGGCCACGGGTTCAACGTCCACCCAGCACGCAAGGGACGGGACAGCATCCGAGCGGGGTTGGACTTCCTACGCTCCCGACCGTTGGGCATCACATCGCGAAGCGTCAACGGCATCAAAGAGCTCCGGAATTACAAATGGAAGGAGGACAAGAACGGGCGCCAACTCAACGAGCCGGTGGACGCGTTCAACCACTTCATCGACGCGAGCCGCTACGCCATCACCCACACGCAGACGAACCCCAACTTCGGGAAATACGCCCTCGGCTAAAAAAAGTTGTCCTAAAATTTGGACAAAAGGAAAAGGTTGCCGTATCTTTGAGGCATGGAAAACAACAAAACAACCACCACCATGAACAACACAGTCGAAATCGCCAAGAAAGAGCTCGCAGGAATTAACTGGAACGCCTTGGTCGCCGAAGTCCTCCAAGAGAACGCCCTCACAATTATGGGAATGGATGCAATCGCGCAAAAGGTGGCCGAAAAAATCTAAAGGCCACCGACGCAAAACCAACAGGAACCTTCGGGTTCCTTTTTTTTTGTCTAAATATTTGGACAAATAGAAAAGAGTGTCGTATATTTGGGACATGACAAACACAAACACATACACCACCGCCGCCAAGTCCCTCGAATACGGAGACACCATCCGCATCTCTAACGGCAAGACCTTCACCGTTGACGACGCCGGATGGAGTGAAGTCTGCATCGAAGACGCCCAAGGCAGAGCCTTCTTTATTGACCCCAACGAAGTGGTCGAAGTGCTGACCTGCTTGGTGTACTAAAAGCACCAACCAAACCAACAGGAGCCACTCGGCTCCTTTTTTTTTGTCCCAAAGTTTGGACAAATGGAAAAGGTTCCCGTATCTTTGAGGCATGGTTATACACGCCGACATCCTCACCCAAGAACTGCACCAAGCGGCAGTTGCATGGAAGACACTCGAAGACCAAGAGTGTGCGTTTGAAACCCTCCTCCAACCTGCGGCCAACCGGTGCCTCAAGAACGGATGGACGGACGAACAAGTTGCCAAGGTCGTCAACGAAGCGTAAGCGCGACGACCAAGCAAGACAGGAGCCAAGCGGCTCCTTTTTTTTTGCCTTAACTTTCACAGCGTAAGCAAACCACGAAAACGCGTCTTATGAGTGTGAAGCTATCTCTCCCCGCTACTTTTGCCGACCTCACCTTGCGCCACCTTCAGGTGCTTGAGACGTCCGACGACCCCATGACGTGCGTGGGCGCCGTTACGGGCACCGATTGGGACGAGTTGAGGGATATGCCCCGGGCTTTGATTCAAGAGGCATATAACCACCTCCAAACGCTTCGCAAGGCCGAGACACAACGCCACCTCGAAACGTTCGAGCTCAACGGCACGCGCTACGGCTTCATTCCGAACTGGGACGAGTTCACGGCGGGCGAGTGGATTGACGCGGAGCAACTTTGCGGGGACTTTTGGAAGAACGCCCACAAGGTCATGGCTCTCCTTTTCCGTCCTGTCACGAGGGAGTGGGGCAACCGTTACGAGATAGAGCCTTACACGGCCAAGGAAGATGCCGAGGCGTTCCTCGATATGCCAGCGGACCAAGTGGCGGGGGCGTTGCTTTTTTTTTCGACTACCAAAAACGAACTTCTGAGCACTTTGCAATCCTCTTTGATTCAAGCGGCGACGAAGGTGGCGACGACTTCGGGGAGAAGTGGGGGTGGTATCCTGTCCTCCATTCTCTTGCGGGTGAGGACATTCTTCGCATTGAAGCTGTCACCAAGCTCACCGTCGGTCATGTATTCACCCACCTCGCATTCCTGAAGGACTTGGAGTTCAAACGTAAACAGGCGACCGCATGATAACCTACACCAACATCGTGAACCGTTTCGAGGCATTCGTCGCGGCCAACCCGTTCGTGTCGACCTTCTCTTTTGGCTCGCCCTCCGACGTCGATTTGGACAAGCTCGAAACGTACCCCATCCTTCACCTCGTGTACACGGGTGCCAGCTACGAAGGAAGCTCGAAGACCTACTCGTTCGAGGTGTACATCCTTGACAACCCGCCCAACGACGAGTCCAAGGTGGACTTTCAAAAGGGCGCCATCACAAACGCCGAACAAATCGCCGAGGACATCTTGGCCGACATGGAGCGCGGTGGGGAGGTGTTCACCTTCGCCCATCGCTTTGACGTCGCCAGCGCCTCGACGGTCCCGCTTGAGGAGGAAGGGAGCAACGTGCTGTCCGGCGTCCTCTTGAACCTTTCCGTGACCGTTGGTTACGAACACGACTCTTGCAACTCACCACTCACATGAACAACTGGAAACTCCGCGCCGTTTACTCCGGCGACTCAACAATGGACTGGATAACGGTGAATGGCTACTTGGCCGGCACCACGTCGTCTGAGCCAATGATGCGCGTTATACCTTTTGGCGACAAGTACGCCGCGCCCTTGCGCACATCTGGGGGCGACACCTTCGGCCCCGTGTCAAACCAAGTCCCCGGCATTTGCAACGGCACCTTCACCCACACCGGGTCGGGCTCCGCTACTGTTTCGGCGACTACCCTGACCGGTGAAGGGTCGGGCGCGACATTCACCTACACGTTCCTCGCTGACGGCACGCTCTCGACCATTGTGGCGGCAACAGCGGGAAGCGGCTACCTTGTAGGCGACAAGCTCCGCATCACGACAAGCGCCTCGCACGGTTCACAGGTCATCGAGTTTCGTTTGGTTGATGGGTCCAACGGCACGTCGTTGAATGTCCGCTTGATTCACGACCGCAACAACCCCCTCCCCTTCCCCGTGCATCGCGCAAGGGTCAATGAGAGCACGTCCTACGCCTTCCAAGTGCTCGACTACCGGAGCTCGCAGGTCTTCCCACGCCCACAGGACAAGCTCCTCGACAAGTACCCCGACGCGGCGGCGGCCTACGGCTTGCGCCTCTTGCGTTCGGCCTACCAAGGGCCGTGTATTCGCGTCCAAAGGTCAAGCGACAACGCATTGGTGGACATTGGATTTAAGGGCAACAGCATCGACTTGCAAGCGTTGCAGGACTTTGTGGGTGAATATGACGGGCGGGTGCGTACTTGGTATGACCAGTCAGGTAACGGCAACGACGCCGAACAAACAAACACTTCACAGAGGCCAAAGATTATCATTGGCGGCGTGCTTCAAACAGTCAACGGCAAGCCTGCCCTAGAGTTTGACGGAAGCGACGACTCCTTCAGCGTCACCGGTTTCACAAACGCCGCGAGTAATTATTCAATGTTCTCGGTCGTGCAAGTGAATGACGCCGTAGCCGGTGGGCGAGTTTTCGACACTCAAAGCGGTCGTCTAATAATTGACTCAAGGAACAGCTCGGCCGGCGCATATTTCGACGGCGGATGGAGAGGTGACAGATTCACCCATTTGAACCAAGCTGTGACTTCGTTGCACCTTATCTCCCCATCAAGCGGGGCGACTTACGTGGATGGGGTGGCGACCAACTTGAGCAAGGTTTACACACAAACAGCGATTGGGGGCAACGTCAGGTTGGGAAGCAACGACGCCGGCGACGCTAATTTTTGGGACGGCACCATGCAGGAGGTAGTCCTGTACGCGGCCGACAAGACCTCGGACCGTGAGGACATCGAGAAGGACATGGGCCTCTTTTACAGCGCCTTCGGCATGGAGGACGCGCCGTTGCTTGACGCCTACGGGGGTGCTCATGCGGCCTACTCCCTCCGCAAGCTGAACAGCGATTACACGGGGGCGGCCATTCGTGTCGTGCGTAGTGAGGCGGGTTATCCTGAACAAGACATCGGGTTCGACGCCAACGGCAATATCGACGAGCAAGCGTTGGAGACATTCAGCCAAGGCAAGGGGCTCTTGGTCAAGACCCTTTACGACCAAAGCGGAAACGGCAACGACACAACGCAGACCGCGTTGAACGATATGCCACTGGTTCGCGACGACAGCGCCCTTATGAAAGTGGACGGCCGAGTGGCGATGCGCTTCAACGGCACTTCGCAAGCCCTCCCCTTTGACGAGACGGGCCTCGACATTGGCAACATTTCCGCCTTTGCTGTTTTCAAGTACAGCACCACGACCGGCACACAGCGTGCCCTGTCCTTGAGCGGCTACGAAAACAACCGGCGGTTCTACATCGCGCACATGAGTGGCGGCAACTTTGCGTATACCTACGGAAATGCAAGCGTGGGAAGTGCGACAGGTAACACCAACAACAACCTCCACACCATGATTGCCGGAGCGACACAAGGTGACGCGGAAGGCTTTGTCAATGGCGCAAGCGTTGGGACCGCGACCTTGGTAACAGGCGCCGCTGGCAACGACACCGGCATTGGTGCCCTCGGCGGTTCTGATTACATGAACGGCTTCATCCAAGAGGTCGTCGTCTACTCCAGCGACCAAAGCGAGCGCCGCGAAGGCATCGAACGCAACATCTCAAACCACTACGACTTATGAGCTACATTCTCATTCTAGCCAACGACGACTTGACGTCGCAGGAGCGCGCCGAACTCATCACACGCGAGCTCTACAACATCACGGCCCCTGAAGCCATGCAACACGACTACCAAGCCGACGGCACCGTCTTCGGCCTCGTAAAGCATCCCGACAGCGACGACTGGGCCATGCACATCGACGAGGATTGGGTCATCTACTGCCACGACGACGTGGACCTCGACCGCCTCGTGGATGCCTTCCCTGAAGTGCCCGCCCACGAGGTAGCCGCCCTTCGCTCTTTGATTGAGTCGAGCGAGAAGGTGACGTTCTCCCAAATCATTCCAAGCACCGCCACCGTCCGCGACCACGACTACA